GAAGGGCAAGTCCGTTATTGGTTCTTATTATGCTTCCAAACTAATATTTTTTGATAGAATTGAAGAGTATGCAACAACAAAAACAATTCAAAGTATTATTGATAGGGGATAGTTGTATAGACAAATATGTCTATGGAGAAGTTAAGCGTCTCAATCCAGAAGCACCTGTTCCTGTTCTTGATTATGTAAGAAAAGAAGAACGGAAAGGTATGGCGTGGAATGTTTATAATAATCTGACTTCTTTTGGTATTGATGTCTTTATGGAAACCAACGAGGAGGAAATTATAAAGACACGATATGTTGATGAGAAAACAAATCAACAAATTTTAAGAGTTGATGAAGAAGTTTTTTGTAAGCAATTAGAACGCAAAACTTATGATGAAAAATATGATGCTGTTGTAATCAGTGATTATTGTAAAGGTTTTGTATCTAGCTCAAGACTATTTGAAATTCCAAATCAGTTTGACTGTCCTATTTTTGTTGATAGCAAGAGAACAATTCTTCCTTCTAAAAACTGTTTTCTAAAAGTCAATGAGTATGAATATCTTGCACTTTCGGGAAAACCATATAACAATGCAATTGTAACCTATGGTTCAAAAGGTGCCAGATACAATGGTGTCACATATCCTGGTGAAAAAGTTAATGTTTATGATGTTGTAGGTGCTGGTGATACATTTTTAGCAGCACTCACTTATGGATATTTGAATTATGGTACAATTGAAGAAGCAATTCCATTTGCCAATAAAGCTGCAGCAATTGCAGTATCACATCCAGGAACTTATGTGCTTACAGGAGAGGATATAAATGCGTTATGTAGTTGATATTGATGGAACTATTTGTTATCCAGGAGAAGGAGAACAAAGATATACAGATGCAGTTCCACGACAAGATCGAATTGATATAATAAACAACCTTTATGATGAAGGACATATTGTTACATATCTAACTGCACGGGGTATGGGAAGACACAATAACAATCGTGAAAAAGCATATGAAGAGTTTTATGATTTTACTGTGAAGCAGTTAGAAACTTGGGGTTGCAAATACACTGAATTATTTTTAGGCAAACCTTCGGGTGATATATACATTGATGATAAAGGTATAAGTGATAATGACTTCTTCACGACCTAGAGCAGGAGAATCTATAAAGTATGTCCCAAAAGGATGGGGATATGAGAAATGGATCGTTAACTGCGAAGAATATTGTGGTAAGTTGCTTTATATTGTAAAAGATAAAAAGTGTTCTTGGCACTATCACATCAAAAAAGATGAAGTATTCTACATTCAAAGTGGAAAGATTAAAATCTACTATGGATGGGATGATAATATTGAAATGGCTTCTGTTGCAACATTAGAACGTGGTGAAAAGTTCCACGTTCCAGTTGGCATGAGACATCAGATGTACGCTTTAGAAGATACAGAACTATTTGAGTTCAGTACAGAACACTTTGATTCTGATAGTGTTCGTGTTATTCAAGGAGATACTCTTTGACTCCAATTGTGATGAATATAAATAAGAAAAGAAATAAGTATACTTCGAAATTTGAAGAACTTATCGTCAAGCACTTTGTGATGTTCCTTTGCAAGAGGGATTTCCTAATAATATAATTTGGTCAACTGAACCATAAACCAGTTTAAGAACTGTCACAACCCCGTCAGGTTTTGCTTGACGGGGTTTTATAGTATGGAGACACAACAGGAGAGCAATGACCACCTGGGTTTTTCAAAACATCAAAACTGGGGAGGAATTTGAGTATGATACCGAAGGTTTTGATGAGGCACTGAATTATCTTGCCGAAGATGAAGGGGACGACTATGTTCCTGCTGACTGGGAACTTGTGAATAGTTATCAATGACCACCACACACAAACTAATCTTCATTGCTTCGTTTTTCTGGATGATGAACTGGGGCACCCGTGTAACTGCTGCTGTGATCAATGCTCTGTCTTGAAACTTCTGGTTACAAATATAGTCAGCGTCGTTGTGAAGATGTTGTCTTTTGGTTTGTAAAAAAGTATCTTCCACGACATAAAATCAATATCTTCGTAAATCATCGTGGACTCATTCGTGAAGGTGTCTATGGTTGGTGTTGCGTAATGGATTGTGATTGGCGTCCTAGAGAATTTGAAATTGAGATGCACAATCGTCTTTCTCCAGAGAGATACATCAGCATACTCTTACACGAACTGTGGCATGTTTATCAACATGTAAAGGGTGATCTAAAGGACAAAGGTTCTAAACGCTACTGGAGGGGCATAGACCACTCTGATACGGACTATTCTAATCAACCATGGGAAGTTGAAGCATATGAAATGGAAAAGAAACTCTTCAATGAATATATGAACATCAAGGAAGTCAATCCATTCTCTAATCGCTTGACAGCATCATAAAACTCAAGTAGACTACCTTTGTTCCGGTTGATAGAGAAGCTTTAAGTACTTAATTACATTCTAAAGACATTATGACTACCAAGACCAAGATTGAATTCATTTGTGTAAAACCAAAGAGTAATAAAGCAAAGAATCGATTTTCTAATGAGATGAATGGTTTGCATTCTTGTCGTGTAGAGAAACGAGAGGATGGAAAAGTATTTCTTTCGTCTATTAGTAATAAATATTTCTTTTGGATGAATGAGACACAAGATGATCATTGGGACATTGTTAAATAGTACAGAATGAGTTTTTTTTATGCTAGAATTATTGGCAGCAATAGAACTTTCATGTACTGATATCAACAAAATTGTTTCTAGAATGGTATTAGTAGAAAATATGACCAATCAAGAAAAAATTGAGGTTGTATATGAGATACAAAAAACAAATCCTAATTGTAAAATTGAGGTTGTAATCAAGTGAAAGACCAAAACAGCATTGAAGACATTGAAACTAAACAAGAAAAATGGAATCGTAGTGTAGATTTGTTTATTGAAAGTGTGTTAAAACCTGATCCACAATTGAGACAATGTGCTCATAATCAAAAATGTTATCATGAACTAATGGACCTTCGTAATGATGTGATTCAGTATTTGAAAACAAAGCGATGGATTGAATGAAAATGAAAAGTTATTCAGAACAACGAAGAGAACGATTGACTGATGTAGTGTTTGATTATTTGTCTGATGAAAATACAACACCAGATGAACTATTAAAAGATGTACTTGAAGAAGTCAAAAATTCGTTTGAATATTATGATAAGTATGCAAAAAAATGTATGCAAGTGATGGAAATGATTGAATCAAATTCTATCACTGAAGGGAATGATAAGGATTGGAATGATTTTTGGAGTGCTTGTGAAGGAGGAACTAAAAAATGGCGCTAGGATTTCAAGTAAAAGAAAGTTTGAAGGAAGCAGAATCAAATTTGAGAAATGCTTTAGCATTTGCTGCTAGAAGTGAAAGACCATTAGTTGCAACATCTATTGCAAAAATGATTCAAGAGATTGATAGTTTAACCACGATTGATTCAATTATGGATAAACTTGAAGACAGAGAATTGGGTGATAATGGTAAGTTTGGACCATTTTTTAATGAGGAGTAAAGATATATTTCTCAAAACAAAATAAATCATTAAGAATTCTGAATTTGCAATTAAATACTGTTATGATATGCACACATTAACAAACAACCATGACACTTTCATCGCAGGATAAAAAACTTACTGAGATTGAACTTCAAAGTATTGAAAATGCTGTAAAAGATTCTGGTATAAAAGCAATACATCCAGAAAAAATGGAAGCATATGCATACCAACTAGTAGAAAAACTAAAACAAAACAAACCTTCTTGACTTTAACAGTTAAGGAGGTTATTCTTATAGAATAAAAGTTACTCACCTTGAAAGTGTCCCAGTGACACAAGCACCACATTATGATTACCCTTCGACCACATCAAGAGCGTATCCTTGAGTGTATGGAAACATACAATAAGGGTCAAATGATTGTGCCTACTGGTGGTGGTAAGACTCTGACAATGATCATGGACACTCAACGTCGCCATGATACTATCAACAATGGCACCACCACTGTTGTTGTTGCTCCTCGCATTCTGCTTGCAGAACAACTGTGTAGTGAGTTTCTGGAAGTTATTGATACTGCCAGCACTCACATTATGCATGTTCATAGTGGCGAAACTCACCACTATTCTTCAACTAAAGTAGACAAGATTCATATTTTTGCTAACACTGCTCGGACTGTGGGTGAGAATGTAGTTATTTTCACCACCTACAATTCTCTGCAACGCATTGTTGATGCAGATATTGAGGTCAATACTATCTACTTTGACGAGGCACATAATAGTGTTCAACGACACTTTTTTCCTGCTACTGAGTTTTTCAGTTCCAATGCTGATCGCGTGTATTTTTATACTGCCACGCCGAAACATTCTCTGACTGTTTCTAAACCAGGTATGAATAATCCTGAAGTTTATGGTCAGGTTCTGATCAATGTTCCTGCTCCTGAATTGGTTGATGGTGGTTTCATTCTTCCCCCTAAAGTTGTTGTTAAGCAACTGCCTATGGTAAAAGGTCGTAAGGTTGTATTTGCAGAAGATTCTGACAACCTGTTGGAGACTATTGATGATAACAATATCAACAAGACTCTAATTTGTGCTCGCACAACAAAGCAGATTGTGGGTCTTATTTCACAGTCTAGTTTCTGTGCCGAGTTGTATCAGCGTGGTTATTCTTGGATGACGATTACATCCAAGACTGGTGCAATCATTGACGGCAAGAAGGTCAATCGTGAGCAATTCTTCGACACTCTGAATGCTTGGGGCAAAGATTCTACCAAAAAGTTTGTAGTTATCCACCACAGTATTCTGTCTGAAGGTATCAATGTTTCTGGTTTGGAAGCAGTTATCTTCATGCGCAATATGGACTACATTGGTATTTCGCAGAGTATTGGGCGTGTGATTCGACTGGGTGGCAAAGAGAAGACCTTTGGTCTTGTTTGTGTCCCTACTTATGATAAGGTAGGTATCTCTACTGCTCGCAAAGTGCAGGCAGTTGTTGATACTGTATTCCACCAAGGTCAACCTGCAATTTCGGAGATTAGAAGGTGAAGATTACTCAAACAAAAAGCGACATTTTAGCACCTAAACCAGTAGAGCAAGGGTTCATTGTTGGAAAATATGAAGACCCTATGATGTATGCTGCTATTCCTATTGTCGGCAGTGATACACAACTCGCAATAGTTCATCAAGCAAATGTTCTTAAAGTTTGTCGCAATCGTCAGTCTGCAATAAACTTTATAGATAAGCATCGAAAGAAAAAATCTGTCGCTAAACTGCCAGTATGACACTATTCAAATCACCAAAACATACAATAACAGAAGAAGAAAAACTTATTATTGCATTGAGACAAGTTGACAATTTAACAATTTTACTTAAAGATAATGAATATGAACATTTTCTTTATTCTCGTATCATAAGTGTCAAATATGAACTAGAAAGACAATTAGCAAAGTTGACTAATTCTCCTTATTACCCTATTATTGAAGAGTAATTTACACATAACAATGGCAGAAAAGTTTTTCTATCTTGTAGAACATTTTGTTCCTTTTCCTCAATCTGAATATGGTGGATTGTGGAATGTGATTGCCGAAAGTGACAATGAATGTTTTGACTTGATTACAGAAAGAGATCAAGAGTTTAATGTTGAGCATTATCCTCAACTTCGATACAACATTCAAAATTCCCGCACATACGCACTTGCAGAAGATCTTGAGTCTTGTATTGTTGAAGAATTTACAACCTAATGATTGAACTTCCAAATGATTTCCCCCATCAACCCCCAAAAGGTTTCTCTTATGAAGTCCTTCCGTTCAAACGCAACATCATTGCTATTTGGTGTTGCAATCATACTAAATTCAATTACAACGATGGTGCTATTGCAAAAAGTATTTGGGGATTCTACAACACAAAGAACAGAGAATACCTCGCTCCAATCGATCATAAAAAACCTGGAAAAACAGTAGACATCTCTGATACTAGATCTTATACTGCAATGCCCTTAAACTTAAACCCATTAGAAGCAGCATTCCTATGACATATTTGCCAAAGGTTAATGACTATGTAAAATGGACAGATTCCCTTGGCAAAGTAACCGAGGGGTGGGTATATTTTATTTGTAATGATTACTTTACTATCGAGATTAGTGTAAAAGATAAACCTGATGATTTAGTTAGTATTCATAAAAAAGTTCATACACTTGTTCTATGTCACCGTTGGTATTGGGATGAAGTAAAATATATTAAGACAAGAGAAACTCTTAATTGTTCTGAATACAAATCACAACAGTATCGAGATTCTGATCTGTATGGATAAAAAACATTATGATACATTTCCATGGAGATTAGAACATGGAACTACAGTGTGTCATTTTCAATGCAAAGAGCACTTGCAAAAATACCTTGATAGGTATAAACTAAAAACAAGACAATGCAACATCATTCACAAAGATGGAGAACCCTTTGAGTCCCGTAAAAAACACAAGAAAGACTTGGAATCGTCAACTAGAAAAAACAATAACCGAAGTACAAGTACAGTTCGGAGAAGAAAACCCAGCGTGGATTCCACTGGAAACACTACTCGCAATTCAAGAAAAAAGAAGTAATTAAAGTTACTCACCTCTAAAGTGTCGTTATAGTGTAAGCACTCAACCAACACAATGGCAACCCGCTCACGAATTGGTATTCAACTTCAAGATGATTCTATTCTTTCTGTTTATCATCATTATGATGGTTATCCTTCTTGGTTGGGTCGGATTCT